TCCAGTCCCATAGGTGACTACTCGCTTTAGCCCGATCGGACCACCACGGGCTTTCGTGCCATTTATAATATTGGAAAAGCACTGCCATCCCGACACACGCCACAATGACAGCAACCAATATAATTAGTGTAGTAAGGGATGAGGTTGTAGTAGAGAACTGAGGGAGGCTTACCGAAGAGGAGGAATTTACACTATTTATTACAGCAGCAGAAACAGCATTACTTGCCATTATATAAACCTTCTAACTTAGTGTGCGTCTTTTACTCTTTAGGAATTATCCTTACCCGATTAGATATGCCGGGCGGCTTACTAGCATTAGTTTGTTACGGAAATGAGAACATTATTCTCAATGGAAATCCTCAAACAACCTACTTTTATAAGTCGTTTGAGCGTTATACGCATTTTTCTCAGGAACCGATTCAAATTCCGTTGGACGGACCGAATCTCTTGTTGACCGATGCGCCTATCTTATTAAAAACCAAAATTCCCCGTCAAGGCGATCTATTGAGTGATTTGGTACTACGAATGACTCTGCCCGATATTTTTAGCAAAGCTTACCTGAGACCTAGCGGATCTAGTTTTAGTGTAGATCGTGCCTATGAGTTTGCATGGGTTCGTCAAATTGGTGTTCGTATGATTGATACAATTACGTTTACGATCGGCGGACAGATTATACAGCAGTTTAATAGCGACTGGATTTCTGCCCGTGCGATGTTAGATTACGATAGTGATACATATAATAAATGGCGTATTATGGTGGGTGATATTCCTGAATGTTTTGATCCGGCAAACGGTATTTATTCGGATCCGAGTGTGCCGGCGGGGCAGGGATATCCTCATGTAATTGCGTGGCGTGGAAATCCAAACAATACGATGCCAGGACAGAATAATCTACCATCCATTCCTGGTCGTATTCTTCGTATCCCGCTGGGTCTATGGTTTTCGGATTTTGCGGCAAATGCACTACCACTCGTAGGTCTTCAGTATCACGATTGTGAAGTGACAATTCAGTTGCGCCCGATTCGTGATTTATACACCACTCTGGATTTGTCAGGAGCCAGGGTACGACCAGGAGTCCAGACGCTTGCGCCGTCTTATTTACCAAACGGAACCTCTATTGATAGATATACCCAGATTTGGAACCAAAAGTACTATGGCAATATTCCGCTCTCTATGACAAACTTGTATGGAGGCAGCAGCGATTTAAGTGGTTCTATGAAGTTCTTTTTGACGGATATTTCAGGTGCGGTACCCTTGTTAGATGGTTGGCCGCTCAACGCGACTTTGGAAGCAACCTATACATTCTTACAGGATGATGTGCGATTAATGTTTACAAATAGGACTCTGCGTTACAATGTGAGACAAGTCCAGTGGTTTACATTTTATGGAATTTCAACAAGAAATACATATAGATTGGATGTACATAATATAGCGACCCGATTGATATTTTTTGCCAGACGCAGTGATGCGCTCACCTATCGCAATCAAAGTACGAACTTGACGAATTGGATGTATACATTGGGAACGAATCGTCCAATTGTAATTCCAAAATATAACAATTCGTACGCAGCGGTTTATCCCAATGTTACAACGAGTGGTTCACTGGGTCGTACAAGTATCAATTTACCAGGTGTGCAGCGTGATATTTTACTCAACACATTTTTTACGGCAAATGGTAATCAATTGTTTGATAGCGAGGATACCAATTATTTTACTCAGTATGTGCCATTCCGTTATATGCAAGGAGATGCAGCACCAGTTGATAACTTGACGGCTGGAACACAGTATGAAATGTGGCCAATTAGTGCGTATAGTTTCTCTCTCGATGGATCTACGATTGAACAGCCAACAGGCAGTCTTAATACAAGCCGTATTGACCGTTTGGAGATGGATGTTGATGTTTGGCCGATTCCTTACCTGGCGGGTTATACATACAATCTTTACACTTTTGTAGAGACGCTGAACTTTTTGGAGATTAGCAGCGGTTTGGGTGGTCTCAAGTTTGCACGCTAAATCCCAACATACAATTTGTTTTCCAATTTTTTATACGAGTTCGTTTTACGAATTCATATAAGTATAACCAAATTGGTAATTTAGTACTTGTTGACCCACCAGTCGTCCCAGAGGTAGGGAGGCTGTTCGCCATTCACATCCGTGGACGGCTGGACAATGCTTGTTGTGTTTGCGCGCTCGCGGTACAGAGAGTCGATGTGCGCGTAGTTGAGCGCATACGAGAAGTACTTGAGACGGGACACCATGCCCTTCATCGGTCCAGAAATGTTGTAATCTGCAAAGAGATGTGCATCATAGCCAGACTTATCAGGGAAGTAAACATTCTTCATGACATAGAGAGGACCCGTATTGAGCTTGGGTACCGTTGCCATCTTCATGCGGACCGCAATGTTGCCGTTGACATACACATCCAGGTTATTGCCCTTGAGTAGGATTACTAAGTGGAACCACTTGGCAACTGGAATGTTTGGTACGGTTACATAGTTGTTCCATGAGTCAATCGTGTTCATGTAAACGCGGAGCGTATTGGTATTGCTCTCAACAAACACAGCGGGTGCAAGATTGGGGAAACCGCTATCACTTCCCTTGTGGAAGATGTGCTTGAGTTTCACTGGTGCGGTACCCATATCATGACCGGGTGTGTTCTTTGCGCAGCTATCGCGATGGTCTGACTGTTCAAAGGTATCAGGGTGGATAAAGACAAACATAGAATACGAGAATGATGCGCCATACTGTTCGTCACGGCTATTATACAGAATGGGGAATCCTGTATCGGTACCCTGAGGAATCTCAACATAGGTCGCCGTTGTATTATCAAAGAGTACGACCGCCTGACGATCCAGCTTGTTCAGGAATTCGTTGATCTTTTCAACTATAGTCATAATAAATTGTAATACCAACATTGTAACAATGACGATAAATAACTGGGATGCCAGCCCAGGACCTAAAGCAAAACCCATTACACCGGATGCGGTAGAATCCATTTCCTCTATTTATAATTGGTTTTATAAATGGAGAATTGATCAATGACTCTTTAAGATTACAGGAAGTTCGTCCAGCGCGAGCCGCCGCTGTAATTCATATTAATGCCGAGCTTTGTGAATAGAGCACGCACAATGCTGGTTGTGCCCTGGGGACCCGCCTGGTAGAGACCATAGATGCGGTCCGGGGTGAGTGCTTTACCGGCGAAGAATGCGCCGTTCAGGTAGCCGTTGAACCCACCTACGAGCGATGTATTTGCAAACTGGAGACCCTTGGATGAGCCGACAACTGGACCCGGAAGTACGCAGGAGCGGTTGAGCTTGCCGTCATAGTACACATCCACTACGCGACCGGAGACAACAACCGTAAAGTTGAGCCAGCGCTGCATATCAATATCGTTGATATCGCAGACAGGCGATGAGCCAGAGTTAGAGAACGCCTGCTGCGCCGCCGCGGGGTCCTTCGCGCACTGCGTGAAGTTCTGCATCCAGGTGACCTCATTTGCCGCAGTAGGGCGTGTGTGGAAACGGATGCCGAGTTTGTTGGTGTTGGGGTATAAGAAGGAGACCATGATGTACGCCGAATCGCCGCCGGAGCTGGGATCGGAGACCGTGGGGTCCGTGATACAGATGACCGGCTTAATTACACCCATACGGTTGCTGTTCCACGCGCTAACATACATCCACCAGCTGAATGTGAAGTCGCTGCCCTCCTTAATGCGGAGCATCGGGCGAGGAGCACGGCTAGAATTTGCGTTGCCGAGCGCCTCAGTGTTATCCATATTGATACAGTAGCTTGTCTGGGGTGTGCTAGAATCGCCTGTTGATGCGGCGGGGTTAGGAAGCGCAGCGCTAGACGAATTACCCTGTAATCCATATGGGGTGAGTGATCCACTGCTCATATCCAGCTGAATCACATAGCGCTCCTCGTTGGAGCCCGCCGTCAAGTAGCTGTAGACAAGGTAGCACACAACTACAACCGTTAGGATGTAGAGGACATTTTGAACCAAGCCGGAATTGTTGGCATAGAACTGTCTGGCGGCGTTCATAATTCTTCTAACCTATCGTGTTAAAATCTTCAGGCGTATTCGTAATCCACGTACTCCAGTCCGCTTGGCTGTTTCCCCTTTTTCCCTTTCTTTCTTGTATTCGGGCAGAAGCCCGCGTGGCACATAAGATTTAACAGCTGTTTCCAGATACCTTCATATGTAGGTCCTATATCCGGGATATTTGGCTTACCATATATATCAGTCACCTGTTTGTAATTTTCCCAAATTTCTCTTTCGGTAAGTCGTCGTGGCCAAGCTTGTATCATACCTGCTTGACCCCAAAAATCCGGAGAAGTTTCTAGAAGAACACCTGTAGGATTTGACCACGTAACATTTTCTAAGATAAGTGATGTCACATGTTTGCCATTGACATATAAATCAATGGAGCGACCCTCAACGGCAATTGTAACTTGGTTCCATCGAGCATTCCAAATACGGTCGATCTCGGCGCGCGGTGCTCCACTATTATGCTCTATCATCGGTGCAACGAGAGGAGTGAGCCGAAGGAGTCCCTTTTGATGTACGGGGTCCAGGACAAATTCACCGACACCAAGTATCTTTAGAAGTGGTTTGAAACGGTAATCACCTTCTGGACCCGCAAATGGTATACGCTCTGCGTTAACTTTGTCAATATAGATAAAAAAACCCATTGTGAAGTTGCTCTTGAGTGATTGGTTCAATTGTGCCTGTGTTAGAACCGACCGGAGCGATGAGGTTCCAGCAGGCTCGTGCTCGGACGGTGTTCCTTTTAGTACAAAGGGACCAAGAACCCGTGTCTCATCGGATTTTGGTGTAAAGTACCACATGTATATGGCACCCAATACAATAATGACGAGAATCGTTATAAGAAATATAAATAGGGGATTCATCCTTCTTATAAAGTGACTATGTTTTTACAACCTTAGTTGGTTTTGGTGGCATTATGAATTTGAGACATTACGCTTTCTTCTGCCGAAGCAATGGACGCATTTACCGACGCATTTGCCTGTGATGCGAGCAATGTGGGATCGGTTGAGGCACCGCACGACTTCTGTGGGGGCTGGAAAGACGGGAATGGCATAGGGCAAAAGTGCTTGAGCGCATCGTTTCGTAATGCGTAAGGCCAGACATGTAGATTTTGTATAGCCGCTTCCGCGGCTGCCGGACCGCACACGCCGTATACTTCATTTTCTACAGGTTTCGGCTCGCCCGCAAGCACCTTTGTCAACTCGAGTTTACAATTCAAATCTACCTCAAGAACCTGATTGTGTACGCTCACTGTAATACGGATAGGTTTATCCATAGGAACATCTACAATACGACCTGACTCACGGTATACATCGCCGGTCTTAGATTTAGTATCTACAAATACAAGTATATCGTTGGTATTGGGATCCAAAAATACACCGGGATTGAGGCGCTTTGGCAGACCGTAGGGCGGCAACTGTGAGTTACTTACAGGCGCGCCTATATCGTTGCTAGAGGGTGCGAGCTCATCCGAGC